GTACCCCACAACATTATTTCTTGTATCTTTTGCGATCAGAGTTAATCCACCCTTGCAATTTCTTTCTTGCATCAACGATTAACCCCGACCAATAATCAACTCTACGGCCTTCGATTTTTACAAGTTCATACGCAAGGCTTAATAAAACTTCTAACCCTTCAAGATGCGCGTTCGCTTGTACCTGTTGGAGTTGTCTGTATCTGTATATTGTCCCGTCATCGTCATCAGGAACTTTTACGCTGTTTGCTCTTGTCGCGCACAGCAAAGCATCAACCGCTTCGTTCGTCAGTCTTTGCGTATAAAGCCATCGTTTTGATTTCGGAAATACAGATTCGTTGCAACAGCAGACAATCGTATGGATTGCTAAGTCCCGCAAGCATCGTATGACTTGTAATTCGTTTTCGGTTCTTTTTCCTCGGACTACGCTCATAATCTTGTAATCTCCCTCTTCGCTCCCTTACGGTCGCGGATGGTCGGATTTTTAGATTTCACAAGCCGCGACCGCGCCGTAACCATTGTTCGCAGTAACGTAGTCGAGTGCGCCGGAACTATACACGTAACGCTCGTAGTTCGCGAGGGACGGGAGAGGAGAGCGAAGCCACCAGAACCTCGCAGTTGTCTGCGCCGTAATATCATACTTGATCTTGTCGGCCTGTGACGCGCCGTTATAGAGGTCGAACACGCTTCCGCATACTATGCCACTTTCGGATGAAAATCCGATTTCTTCCTGCGAAGCAAGATAAAACTTATCAGTCGTAGAATATGCCTGTTTTTTGCCGTTAAGATCAAAAACTTCGTTTGTTCTATTCGGGTGCGATCCTTCTCTGATAACCGCCACGAATTCAGGATCGAGGTATGTGACAAATCCCGCCCTCGTTCTATAGGAGCAAGGACGCTGGAAGCGTGTCTGCTGTGTCTGCCATGCGTTCGCCGCATCGTCTGAATCAAGCCATTCGCGGATCGCTGATTCTTTGTAGTTATTTGAACCGTAGCGCGCTCTCTGCGTATGGTTGAGGATGGACACAGTACCGTCAGCCACGCCTAAATCAGTGCCGCCTGTTCCTTCAGACATTACACACGTTTCAACCGCAGACGTTCCAAAAGCGTGGTAAACAGTCAGATTTTTGCCGATCCACGTCTGATTGTAAGGCCAATTCATCACAATCTGCCCGCCCGCTTCGAGATCGTTTGCAAGCGTAAACTGCACGTTCTTCCCACCATCATAAGTTGTGTCGTAACCGCTCAACAACGCGAAATGGTACGTTCCCGCCGCCATTGTTTCTTCAGGGCAGATAATAGCCTGAATAGCATCAAACTCCGTGCTATAAATAACGTGCTTCATCAGCATCGTCATAATGTGTTCACCGCTTTCAACACGGTGATCCACAACCACAAAAATGATGCTGTTATATGGTGCGCTGGACGGGCATGCAACTTCAAATTCGGTACCAACAGGATAGAGAAGTTCCCCGAAGCCCATTTTAACGTTTTCTTTAATCGCATTCCAACTATCATCACGCGCCGCAATGACACGAATTTGTGCGCTGAGTGTCGTTAAATCTTCCTTTAAATCACGTAGTTCATTTCCTACGATAAATTCTTCTACCTCAGCACTATTAAATGCACCTGCTGTATGATTGGCTTTAAATCTATATGCGTGACCTAAATGTACTACAGCATCGCCAATTACATAATTCTCTGTTTCTTTAAATAGTGGTGCTATCTCTGGTACAATCTCATAATCATTACCATCACCACGATGTACTCTATCTAATCTATAATCTGTAGGCATTTACTCACCTCCTTCCTGGTCAGATATAATCAATGATGTACCATCAATTGTAATACCATAAGACTTAGCTAATGCCTCATCTCTAGCTGTTTCTGCTTCATCTGCAGCAGTTTCTGCTCTAGCCGCCGCCGAGGTCTCTACACTTAATACCAATGCTAATGCAGCACATAATGTATTTCCATCCATAGATTAACCTCCATCTACAACTTCTTCTACAATTGTCTGCCACTGATAATTTGCATCAAGCTGATATAAATTCTTGAAACCAGCTGTATAAGCAAAGGTACCAGGATGATAATCACCATCATCAAGTAAATCTAAGTCGTCTTTTGTCCTAATCATAACCATTTTGGCAACACCATTCTTAACAAGATTACCATCTTTATCAATGTAATCCATCTCCATGTCGCCAACATTAAGATATTTATCTTTTGGCATTCAAAACCTCCTATCAATTACTTGTCTCTTGACTTGCTGGTTCATCAGCAACTGGAACTTCACCAATATATAAACATGTACCTATAATATTAGCAGCCTGAGCTCTTACAGCCTCTCCAGCAGATTCATACTCTGTGCCATCTGCACCTACTCTAATATCTACCAACTCGGCATCTTTACTCATGCCGGCATCTTCATATTTGATACCAATAATATTATAAATACCAGCGGTATAACCAGTAGTTTTATAAATACCATTTGTACTATCCCAAGTTCTACCAAATGTACTATCAGGTATAAGATGACCAGTTGTATTAGCTGCACCTGTCCAACCCCAAATAGACATATCAACATATATTTGAGTATGGTCTGACTCTGTATATGTTACCTCATATAACATTATTCTTACTGTATTTGGATCAATAACATCTGGCGGAATAACATCAGTAGAAAAGAACTGAGCTTCCGACCAATGAAATCTATTTGATGATGTACTAGCCATCGTTATATCAGATGGTTTACATTTAATAACGCCTGTTCTACCAAATGCAGTATACCAAAACTCTATGTAGTCATAATCATCTGTGGAATGTAATAAATCAAAAAAGCCTTGACCATTTTGTTTATTACCAGCAGCTGGTTGACTAGATTCAAACAGCGTAGTCTCTGTCCTTAATGTACCATTACTAACACCAGTCTGTGTTGCTAAGAATGTGTCTAATCTACTATTCATTGTATTTACAGTAGAATTGATACCACTCTCAAATGTAGATACCTCAGAATTAATATTTGCTTCAAATGTAGCAATATTTGATTCTATTGCTGCAATATCAATATTAAGACTTGCTGCCTCTGCTCTAATTTCATCTAAAATCTGGGCAAGAATAGTCTCAGCAGATGTTGGTACTTCCAAACCATTATCTTCTACTGTCTCTTGGACATTAACCAAGAATTTTGCAGATATAACTTTTTCATCAGATTCATTAGTAAACGTGATATTTGCTACACCTTTACCTTTTACATCTGTCATATCTGATGCAACTGGTACTATAACATAATTTCCATCAATTGTACATGAATGCTCATAATAACCAGAATTTGGTTTCAAACCACTAACAAAAGCAGATATACCAGTTGGAATTGTAAATGTTCTGCCTCTATTCAACATATAGAATTTTATACTTCTACCATTTTCATACTGAGATAAATATACTATTGGATAATTACCTTGAGGTGTTATATCCAGTTTATAATTATCTGTAACAAAACTGCTCAATCAATACCACCTCCTTAAACCATTATAGCATCAATCTCTGCATCTGTTAACGGAACCAAATTCCAATCATCAAATGACTGGTTACCTGCAATAGTAACACCTTCTATCGTAGGCTTATTTTGTAAATCAGAATATGTTGCAGAAGCTGCAACAACTAAACCACTATCATTTATTATAGTTGTATATGTACCAGAATAACCTGTAGATGAATACTTCAAGCCCTCATTATCTAACTTAAATAATTTTGTAGCCTGACCAATTGTGGTGGCATCTATAAGAATCAGAAATTCACTCTTATTACCAGTGTCATCTAATACCCATTTAAAATATCCACCAAGTGTTCCTAATACTAAACTTTCTATCGACTGTATGTTTTCCTCTGCAGTTTTTAAATTACTACTCATAATACTCTGAGCTGTACTAACACCACCGAACATACCCTCAATAGATGGTGTAATAGAACTTAACGTAACCACATCATAAGAATGGTTATTATATTCTACAAACTTTATACATCTATAATTTAATCTTAGTTTTCTATTTTTGTCTACTATAGTAACAACTTTATAAAGGTACATCTTACCATCTGAATTATTTACATCAAATGAATAAGACCTAACTGGAACACATTTCTCAGCTAGTACACTTTCTCCATAATCTTTCAGATGTTGTGGTATTGTATACCTTTCATCAATTAAACTACCACATACAACTTTATCTGAATATGTAAAATCTTCTAAATACTCTTTTCCATCATTCACAGATGCTATGGTAAGATACTGACCTGTACTATCATCTTTTTTACCATAAACATATAATCTAGTGATAAAATTAGAACTATCACCTGTGAATTTTAAATTTGACATATTCAAATCTTCAATAAAGTAATCACCAGAAGGTGTATATGTTTCTATATTCAATACACTAAGAACCTTACCTATTGTGTCATAATTGAATATAACTGTATATGCATCTGCAATAGCTGCTAATATCTCTTTAGCAGTAGCTGCTCTAAATGCTTGTCCTTCCTGGTACTCTACTGTAGTTCTCTTTGTTAAATTAACTCCATCACCATACTGAATTGACCATCCAATTGGTAAAATTGTAGCCAACACATTTGGTAGATTAATATTTGTTTTTCTATAGTCTATATATATTTGTGAATACCAATCATCAAAATCTAATGTACACTTAACAATTACAAAATCAGACTGTTCTTCAATCTTCTTTACTAAAAACATATTTGAAAATGCTTTTACTTTTACCTCTTCTACTATATAACCATAATACTCAGAAGCCTTAGGCAACTCAAACTGAAACTCGTCCTCACCATTTTGATTGTGTGTACAAAAGCATTTATCATCCTCTAACGAAATTGGTATTGGCATCACTTCGTCATTAATATAATTATACACTGCAAATGTAAACATGTCAATACCTCAAATTACAAATATTGGATAATATTTTACTATAACTTCATCAACACCACCTGTAACTGTAATTGTATTCTCGCCAGGATTTAACTTAGGAAAATCTATCAGATTTGTGTTAATAAAATTGTTCTGATAACCAGTAAAATTTTCATTTTCATCATCAAGGAATAAACCTTGCTCAGTTGTACCACATAAAACCTTGCCATTCAGTCCATCAATAACATGATATGCATAATCATCTGCATTACTTATTGTTACCGAATACTGACCATCATTTAACGATACAACAATTTCATCATCAGATAAGTCAGATTTTACACAAATCATAATACCTGAATCAATTATGCCTTCATTCTCTAAAATAACTCCATCAGCACTATCTGAATCAAATACTATTGGTGGCAGACGTTTGACTGCCACCATAGTAATCTCAAGTAGATAATAATGGAGTACTTCTGTATAAGAAATGTTATAAGATGATACAACACCTACATATTCAAACTCAGAATCAGATATATTGACAACAGCAATATCTTTCTGAAATGCATACAATAACTTATTACAGTTAATTTGTGCCTGCTGATAATTCTGACCACCAACATAAAATCTAAGAGTTATGCCATTATCACCATTAGAATATCTGTTAATTAAATATGAGTGCCTACCAACTTTCTTAATAAGGTCCTTGGTGATGGTTGCTACAGTTGGTTTATAATCTATCAAATCGGCATTATAATCATATGCACTAATACCATTTATAGTTACTACATCACCTAATAACCTATCTCTTAAGCCGTAACTATCATCGTAGAAATACCTTGCATCAACCATATCAACCACCTCCCATAGCTATTACCCTAGAAACAACGGGAGCTACCTTACGACCTACTCTTTCATTATCTAACAATACATCACCATCTTCCATATCAATCTCGACATTGTTTACAATAGGAGCTTCTTTCAAAGCCTGAACTATATACTGTGCTAACATCCAGTACAGAGAAGATATAGTCTGTAAACCAACACCACTTGTTACGATAGACGGATCAATAAACTGTGTACCAATTACAAAATCTTCAATATCTTTGTTATAATCTGTTATGGCAGAGTTAAGAGAATCTTCCATAACTCTCATAGAAGCAGGTAATGCTTTCACAAAACCATTTGCAATGCCTGGTGGTAACCATCTACCAATTTCTCTTTCTGTTTTCTTAGAAGGAGATTCGACTTCAGCTGCATTTTTCATTGCATTAATAGCATCATTAATGAAACCGCCAACTTTACCAGCCAACCATCCAGTCATACTCTTAATACCATTCCAGATACCTTCTACAATATTCTGACCTATTTTGTATACTTCACCTGGAATCTTATTTACTTCTTCAACGATGTTATCATAGAAACTCTTGCCTGCTTCTGTAGCTTTAGATGCAAAATCTTCAATAAAGTTTTTAGCCCTATTTACTACATTATCTAATTTCTCCTTTACTGTAGCAGAAATAGAAGAAACATGCTCTTTTATGTTATTCTTAAATCTAGTACCAGCTATTCTAGCTTCCTCAATAAATCTAGTACCAAACGATACAGCCTTTCTAACTATATCATCAAACCACTCTTTTACTTTTCCAGGTATAGAACTGATAAATTCTTTTATCTTATTATAAAATTCACTACCAGCCTCTCTACCTCTATTATAAAAGTCTTTAGCAAACTGTTTTGCTTTGTTGATTATATTCTTAAACCACTTATAAATATTATTAGCAGTAATTTTTACAAATTCTAATAACACATCCCAAGTAGTCTGAGCTGCAAGAACAACAAACTCTAATAACTGATTGGCCTTCTCACCAATAAACTCAATAAATACAGAAAGTAACGTTTTTGCTACTTCAATAATTTCTGGTAAACTAGTACCTAATGCCTCAAGTATACCATTTAAAAACTCATAAATATACTGTGGATTAAAGATGGCAATCATTAACTGACCGAGATTATCCAGTAATGAAGTAGCAGATTCTAGTGCATAAGGAAAATCACCTGTCAATATGCCAACTATAACACCAATAATATCAGCAAGTGCATCAAATGCTGTAGTTAATATATTACCAATAAAGTCAAATGCGCCTTCTATAGCTGGAGCTAAAATATTACAAAGCACATCAAACATTTGCATTGCATAATCCAATACAGGCTTCATTGCTTCTGTAAATTTTGATATATGTGCTTTTATCTTATCAAATGATTTGCCAAGACTACTTACTATATTTGCCCATATCGACTTTATCTTATTCCTAAACTCTTCATTTGTTTTCCAAAGTCTGATAAATACAGCAACTAAAGCTACTATAGCCAACACCAATAAACCAACTGGACTTATAATAGCACTAATTGCACCCTTAAATCCAGTTAACAAATTTGGCGCTGTCTGAATTGCACCAATGAAGTTTTTAAATGCCAAACCAATGTTCTTAAATATACCAATAAATGATTTGCCAAAACTACTAAATGCAGTTTTTATAAGAGTGATGGCATGGTGTATATTTTCTAAATTCTTTATGAACTTACTTGCAGCGCCAACAATACTACCTAATGCAAATATAACTGGTCCTATTGATGCTGCAATTAATGCCATTTTTATTACAAACTTTTGTGTCTCTGGCGATGCTTTATTAAACCATGTAACTAAATCCCTAAGCCGTTGTACCAATTTTCTTAAAGGACCATTTATCATGTCTGATATAATTACTTTAGCAGTACCTAAGGCAGAAGTAAATAATATCCAATCACCTTTAAGATTATCAAGCATAACAGCTTGCTGATAAGCTGCATCACCCATACCATTAAATGATTCAGATGAACCATCAATATCATCAGCTAATTCTTTAAACTTTTTATCAGATGAACCAATAATTGCAAGTACACCAGGAAGTGCTCTTGTACCAAAAATACTAGCCACAGCATTCAACTTCTCCATCTCTGTTGTTGGAAGTGAATGGCCATATTCTTCCATAATTTGCTCACCTGTTTTAAGATTACCCTCTGTATCAAACAGCTCAATATTAAGACCACCAAATGTCTCACGCCAACTTTCCATACTATCTCTTAAAGATTTTACAGAGCCGTCAGTATTATAAAGAGATATACCATACTTCTCCATTAATGCTGCATTTTCATCTGTTGGTGTTGTGAGCTGTTTAAATGCTTGCCTTAAACCAGTACCTGCTTGTGTACCTTTAACACCGGCTGATGCCATTGTACCTAATGCTAATGCTACATCTTCTAATGAATAACCATAAGCGCCAGCTACAGGTGCCACATACTTAAATGATTCACCTAATAAATCAACATTTGTATTTGAATTTGCTGATGTTGCAGCTAAAATATCTGCAAATCTACCAGCCTGATTAGCTTCTTTACCAAACGCAGTTAATGCATCTGTAACAATATCAGATGTTCTAGCCAATTCTACACCAGATGCAGCAGAAAGTGCCATGATGCCATCAAGACCTTCGAGCATATCAGCTCCACCCCAACCAGCTAATGCCATATAATATAAAGCATCTGCTGATTCTTCTGCTGTAAACTTTGTATCATTACCCATCTGAATTGCTTTTTGTCTAACTAACTCAAATGCTGTCTCAATATAGCTGCCCATATCTTTATACACAAGTTTATTTTTCTCGGCAGCTTCTTGCAATCTAACAACAGCATCTTCTTGTTCACTACCAAAATCACCGGCTATAGCTTTTACTCTAGCCATTGCAGAATCAAAATCTGCACCTGACTTTATCGCTGATGCACCAAATGCTGCAATTGGGCCAGTTACAGAAGCAGTTAATATTTTACCGGTAGTTTTTAAACCACTAGAGATAACATCAAGACCACCGGTTAATGCATTTGTTTCTTTGTCAAGACTTGATACTCTTGACAAGGCTGTATCTAATGTGCTATTAAAAGCGGTAGCATCCATTATTAGATAACCGACAGCTTGACCTAGGTTTATCAAAACTACCTCCTTTCACTAATCACTTACTTTAACATAACCGTTATCGAATCCCATGTCTTTATACATGTCACTTGGCTTTGAGTATCTCTGTTTTAATTCTTTCTGTTTCTTCTTGAAAACTGGTTCTTTACCATCTTCAATCATATTTATAATATACAAACATGCTTCATCAAAACAAAATGAAGTATACGGATCATGTATATCTAAAATCTCACTAGGCCTCTTTTTATACTTCTTTGATATTGCTAATACACTAAGAATTCGTTCACTGGTTACGAAAATTCTCTAATGCTTTTACACCACCCTGAGAATACTGGAAAATAGCCATAACCTGTTCATCAGTAAGTTCAAGATTAGCCGCTTGCACTTCCTCATATGTAGGAACAACAAGGGCAGACATACAAATGATTTCACAAATATCGTAAATCTCTGTAATAGAGATTTTATCAATAGAATCATTGCCAGATGTAAATAACGATGTAGCCTGTTTAAGAAGCGAATTTGGAATAACACCTTCTTTACAAAGCTTAAGCATACTAGGTCTACGAACTCTAGCGATAAATGGAGTACCATCACCAAAAGGTGGAAGCTCAATAATAGCAGAATCATTAACATCCTGTAACTTATCAAATGTCATTACATCTGCATCTGTAAGTTTCTTTCTGGGAGGTAAATTAATAACCTTTTCTTTCTTTGGTACTTTTTGTTCCTCATCTTCTTCTAACACGACAGCCTTTGCTTTTCTAGCTGCTACGGCACTCTGAACTTTAACTCTATTGATGGCAGCAATCTGTTCATCATCAAAACCCATATCTCTAAGCTCTGCAATTGTATAGTTTTTCATTTTGCTTTTCCTCTCTTTTTACTATAAATATTCAATATGCTGGCATATCTCAGCCAGCATATCAAAAGTAAATATTTAATTATTATCTCTTATCAGCCCGTACCAGCAGTCTCATTGCTTGCAGGAGTAACATTAGCTGCAGGACCTTCCATATTTGTAGTACCAGTGACCGATGGAAGTGCCTTTACATAATCAATAACATAAGGAGCACTACCTGTATTTGGAGCACTATTGATTGTGTATTCTGGAGCTCTAAATGTTCCATCCTCTGTATTAAATGCAACAGGTGTACCTTTACAGTTAGGATATGAAGTCTTTTCATAACCAGTGATAATACCTGCAGCATTATAGATAGCAGAATAAGCATTAAGAGTAAAGATAGTACCTTCATCATCAGAACCAGCTACAGGAGGTGTATATCCTGCTACACCATAATCTGTAGCCGATGTACCAGATGTTGTATGTGTACCATCTGTCCAATATTTAATAGTACCACCCTGCAGCAGTTTAACAAGCTCAGGAATAAATACATTATCATGTAAAGTAATCTGATGACCTGTAATAGTAGTCTGTGCAGGTTTCTGAGCCTTAAGCTTACCCTTAATAATAAGCTTTACAGCTTCCTGCTCTTCAGTCTGAGGCTCAACCTCAATCTGATTAGCAGTATCAAAAGCTATCTCTAAATCATTAGTCCCATCATTATAAGCAAGAGTGACAAGACTTACATCTATTGTAGGAATAGCATTCTTAACAGCATTAATAGTTGCAGCTGACATTTATACAACCTCCAATAATCTTCTTATAGTTCTCAAACTCAACAGATACATAATGAGCTTTAATATCCTGGTCATAATAAGATGGCATTTGCTGACCATATGGCCTTATCATTGGATAAAGCTCCTTTGTTATAACTCTCTTTACTTTCTGTACAAGAGGTTCTAACTCACTATATCTATCGCGTGGAACATAACACTGTAATGAATACATATCTCTATCTGTACTCATTTTGGCATGTTTATAAGAACCATCATTTTTAACAATTACATAGGGAAATAGACAATCACCTACCGGCTGACTTGGAAAAAATACTTTTATATCATTCCTCTCAAGAGCTTTGTATATGTCCATCGCCCTAGATTCTTCATAAGGAAAAGTAGTGGGGTCAATGGCCATATTAACCTCCCATAAACTGACTGCCTAAACCCATTCTAGTCATAAAATCATACAAACCATTCATAACAATTGGTCCCCATTTTCTAATTGTAGGGTTTATTAAAGCATATTTACCACCATAATACTCTTCAAGATATACAGCATGCTTTATACAATCATTATAACCAATTCTTATGGTAGATACATATTTTTGGTCAGATACAATAACTTTTGCATACAAATTGGCTTCTGTAACACCTCTTCTGTTTTTCCACCTATGATTTTCAACCATATATGTATGTATGTCATAAGCCATCTCTCTTGCGTATACTTCTAAAGCAGGCTGTATTCCATCTATTAACTTGGTCATACCAATTTTAATATCATTACTGCCAATATAACCTGAACCAATATTCTTCAAACCATAGGCCCTTCCGGAACCACTGAAGAATTTAGCTTTATTGGCATCAAACACTACTCGAACCGCCATAATCAATAGCCTCAAAAGATATTGTACAAACCATACCCCATTCCATAAAGTCTTTTACACCAACAACTCTACATTTATGGTCTGAGAATATACAAAAATCATCAACATTAATCTTATACTTCCTTATACCATCCTCGATATAGGAAACATCATCGGTAACACATAAAATCTGTGGGTATCTTTTAATTCTAAATTGTCCATTATCTGTGGTCTGCATCAGAATATAAGAATCTAATATATGTGCATTATGTTCATAATACAAACCTTTAACTGTTAGTACTTTTTCTTTCAATCCATGAACTAATTCACCAAAATCATTTCTTACATCTCTGAATATATCAAATGTTTTCCCACTTCTCTTAATTTCACGTTTTGCCTTATATAACTCAAACTTGTTATTTACAGCCATATCAACCACCTCTAAGAATACCAGAATTAAACCTCTTGTATCTTGAAGCTAGCCTCCTGAAATAACCAGATGTATCATCGGTAGTCATACCGCTTACTGTAATGGTAGAATCTTCGGCCTTAATCAAGAGTAACTCATAAATCGTAGCATTGACGTCACCATTATTTTTATCAAAATAATATGTTATATCATCTGGTTCAAAATATGGGCATTGATATTCTCTGGTTTCTCTCATTATGGTTTCAAGCTGGGCCGAACTAATACTCATTATTTATCCATACCCTCTTTTGTAACACTATCAAAATACTTCCTAATAATGGCTTTTGCTTCCTTAGCACTCTTAGCAGAACTAATGTCAATATCATTCAGAGAAGCATACTTTCTTACTTCTGCACCGGACCACTGAGTAAGTGGTTTCTCCTCGATAGAATGTAAAAATACAGCATCTTCATCTTCGTCAACAACATCACCATCTGTATACTGAAGCTCTTCCTTCTCCGGTGGTAATTCTGTAACCTGAATCTCATTTAACTGTACTTTCTGAAAACCATTTTTCTGAAATACTGAAAGAGCACCATTAGGAATAATAAAAGTCTCAATACCATTAGAAACTGTAACCATACTTAACTCTCCTTTTTAATATTATTTATACAATTATAGGGGTAGCGTTAACCACCCCTATATAACTATAATTATTATGATGCATAAGTATCAATAATACCGACTGCATCAGCCATTTCAAAGGAAGGCAGACAAATCATGGATACAATAGTCTCGACGTTAACAGGGTCAATCTTCTTAGCTGTAAGAACAGCAACACCAGTATCAGTAATACTAACATTGGCAGCCGCATTAGACATCAGGTCAGACTCAGCAGGAGTAGTACCAAACCAAGTCTTGCCGAGAGAACCGGCAGGGAACATTACAAATGTATTTTCCGGCATGAAGGACTGTGGCTGACCATCTTCATCAGCATAACGATAGTCATTTACATAAATCCTAACACCAGTTCTATTCTGAATGTAGCTAATAGCCTCTGTCTCTGTAATCTCACCAATATTAGAACGAAGAGCATAGATTGCTGTCTTAATCTTCGTGTTATTCATAATATGGTCAAGAGTTGTAGAATCACACATAGCACGTGTGCAATTATAACCTGTTCTACTTCTGATGCTCTTTTTAAGACCACGAATATCAGCTACTGGGTCGGAATTAGAATAATCAGACCAAGAATGAGCAACCTCAACCTTGTTAGCATCCGGAATACCATAATCATATGTAAATGCCTGACCATTATTAGCCATAACAATTACACCAGTGGTAAGTGCCATCATTCTCATTCTCTCACGAGAAGCACGAGCACCACGAAGCAGTCTGGTCTCGTCATCAAATACACGATTCATAACTGCATCAATATAAGCGCTATTACCAGTTTCAAGGACGAGATTGAGCTCCTGCCTAAGCTCTTCATCAATGTACGTAGATTCCTTGAAATAAGGCATCTGGGTCTGCATAGCAGAGAAGCCAATTCTTGCTCTCGGAATTGCAGCCACATCAAATGCAGACGTCTTTAAAACAACAGGCAGACCTCTTGCACCCTTAATCCACTTAAGGTCAAGGCCTCTCTTTTTATCTACAGGGAACAGCTCCTCGCAAGGATATGGAGCTTCATCCTGTACTAACTCTTCCCAATATGCTACCAGTTCCTGGCTTGTCATTAAATCGAAAATAGTCATATAAGTTCACCTCCAATAAATTACACCGCGAGAATCGAAACCTTACCGATAACATCAGGTCCGCAAATAACCTTATCCTTAACATCCTGCTCAAGTCTGTTATAATTAACAAAACCCCAAATAAGAGCAGTGCCATTCTTTCCACCTTCAGTTACATCTACATTATGTAAAAGAACTGCATTACCGGTAGAAGAAGCAGAAGGATCAGTTACCTTTGTAACAGAACCGATTGCACCAGTAGAAGATGTCTTACTAACAGTAGGGCCAGACGTATCGGAAGTATCAACTACCTTCTGAGTAAAGCCGAGCTTATCAGTAGCACCAGATACAGCAGCGACATCATAATCATCCGTCTTAACCATCTTAAGCAGAGACGTAATCTGTGCAGCAGCAGTAGAACCAGAAAACTGCTTGTTATCAACAGATTCGGTAGCCTTCTTAGTATAGGCAACTCCATCAATGGTAATAACTTCATCATTAGCAAAAGCAGTTGTAATCTGCAGAGTGAAAAATCCTTTTGTAGGACCAACAGCAGCACTAACAACATTATTAATATTGCTAAAATCAATAACAATTGGTGTACCTGCCTTAGCAATCTTTCTTGTTCTACCGTTTGCTACTACATCAACACCGAGTGACTGAGGTACTCTACAACCCACAGACTCCTGAAATTCAACATTAGCTAAAATCTGAACAGGAGCTGTATACTGGGCCGAACGTACACCATCATAGTTAAACATATTAACCTCCTATTAAATCACATTAGTCCCAAAAACTTGATTTTTTGGAACCACTACCTTTCTTTGAGGCTGCAAGTCTCTTTCCGATTCCTTTATAATCACTAGAACCTCTATCACTAGACTTTCTGCCTCCAACTGAACTACCTGTACCCCTTTTACCTACATCATCTGAATTACCTTCATCAGTAAACATAAAGGGATAACTCTTTTTCAACTCTTTGATGACAGAACTTAAATCCTTATCATCAGATACCTTTACGATAGCTAAAGCCACAACATCATCTACACAATCGGCTTTAACACCAAGACCAAGAGCAGTAACCTTAGCTTCAGCAGTAGCAGCCCTCTGTTCTGCCTCACTAATCTTATTATCTGTCTCAGTCTTTGCTTCTGCATCTTTCTGCTCCTTAGTTTTCTGAGCATCAACAAAAGCTTTAATGGCTGCAATCATAGCAGTATCATTTTGGTCAACACCTAGCTTCTTATATACAGAACTAGAACCCTGCTGCTTCTCTCTAGCCATCATTCTATTAACCTGTTCCTGTGTAAATGTTTTTCCATTCTTAGAATCTGTATCAGACTTGTCGTTCTGGCTACCATTATCGTTTTGTCCAGGGTTTGCATTCTCACTCTGCTGGTCAACTACTTCTTCATTTGCATTTTCATCATTACCCATTTTAATTCTCCTTAATCCGTGTCACTCACGGTAGTTGTTAACATATCCAATTATATTTGTGTCGTATGGTTACGACAATTATCTTAATACTAAACCGATTTAAATTTTAATTTGTTATTGTGAGCTCAAATTTATGAGGCACATTCTGTTCATCATAAACCGTCATACCATTATATTTTCTAGCAAGTTCAATTCTTTCAGTGCTAAGCTTAGCCCTCATATTCTTGAACTCATTAGAAGAACTCTGTTTTATTGGTTTATTATTTCTCCTACTAAGTGATAATCTCACCATGTATCCATAGCACTTTCTATACTTATCTAAAGTACTATCGTTATCAATCTGAACAAAATGTCTTGTCCCACATTCTTTACAATCAAAATATGTAAGATAGATTTTATCACCCTTACAAGTAAAAGGAATTTTATGATGAATAACATCAAATCCTTGTGATACATTGTTTAGTGCTTCACATTTCTTACATGTAATGATTACATCTTGCATCACAAACCTCCGATATTTTATTATATCACAAACAAAAATATTTGTAAATACATTTTTTAAATTTTTATGAAGTTTTTTTATGGGCTCCTATTTGACCCATATAGAGATTCAAAATATTGATGGTATATTTTCACCAATCAATATCTGATAATCTATATAAATCAGACCAGGAGGTCCTGGGGTATATCCTAATTAATCATCTCAATACCACCTCTATAGTACATTCACCATTTGGATGGTCAATCGGTATATTATCTGCTGTATAGAATGTGCCATCTCTATCTTGACATAATTCACATACATGACCACCTGATGCATGCCAGATATAACCTTTTACTA